AGGAAGAAAATTGCCAACGACCTCTATAACCACGGTCAAGGCATAGATTTTCACGCACTCGCACTCAAAATCCATGCCTCACATGGAGAAATAGAACTCTTCTTCCTGCTGTGGTATGGTATCGAGTGGTTGCTGAGGCTCATCCAGTACCGTAACAGGATGACTGCCTACAAGAATATCTCTTTTGAGAGAGAAGCGTACGATAACCAGATGAAGGTAGGTTATGTGGACACCAGAAAGCATTATTCATTTATAAACTACATAAAACAGTAAAACTATGGTAAAAATTGATTTTGAGAAGATTGTACTGTGGGCAGACATTGCACACACCGTACAAGTAGTGAAAGACATCAAGAAAGATGTGGCGGAAGGCATGTATAAAAGCGGACACGGCATCGCCTACCATGCTTTGGCTTTGAAGATATGGAACTCCAAAGGTGAGACGGAGTATACCGACGAGGAATACAAGCTTATCATGGACTTTGTGAATGAAGCAGGAACACCAGTATTTATTGATGCACTGATGGCTCTTGGCAAAGAGAAAGCGTAATTTATCATCATGTTTAATATATAACAATTTATTTTTGCATTATGGCAGACAGAAAAATTACCGAGTACAACGATGGTAGCGGACAGAGTCTTGACTACCTCGTAGGTTTGCTCAATGGAGAGTTCAAGAACATCACCAGAGCAAATGTGAAGAAGATGATCTTCTCCGCACTGACGGAGGCACTGAGTGACATTGGAGAGAATGCCACCAGACTCATCGGTGTGAACAGTGGCAACAATGCAGGTTTCGTAACCAATGCCAACCTCCTGAAAACTATCGGAGGCTGCAATTTCTTCGGCACCTGCAGCACAGAGGCACCAACGGCAGCGAAGGTGGCAACTATCAGTAACTTCCTGTTGCTGAAGAACGCCATTGTTGCCATCCGCTTCACCAGAGCTATCAGTGTGGCAGGTGCAACGTTGAATGTGAGTGGCACGGGAGCGAAACCCATAGTGATTAACGGCACCGCTTTGCAGCCAGGAGTGGTACGTCCTGGCATGACGCTTCTGTTGCTCTACGACGGAACGCATTGGGATGTGGTAGCTATGCTGGGACAGGAGCAGTCGGCAGCACCCAGTGACTTGGTGGTGGATATGGGACTGCCATCCGGCTTGCTATGGGCTAAGAAGAATATCGACATTACGCAGGCTAATGGTTTTGCAGCCTCTGAGTTCCAGTATGAGTGTACTTTCTTCTCATGGGGTAACACAGACGGACACAACCCGACATCGGCATCATCCTTTGGAAGTTATTTTTGGGGAAGTGGCAATGACCAGGAGCCATACGTGTCAAGTCCAGGAGCGAAGCTCACAGGTCATATGAGCCCGTCATTCGACTTTGCAAGAGCAAACCTTGGTGCACCTTGGAGGTTGCCGACAACTGAGGAATATGCAGAGCTGTTTGCGAATATCGAGTACTTAGATGCCAGTGGCAATGTGATTGACACAGCGACAGCCGATAAACGCTGTACGCTGAACGGTATTACGGGCTTGCATATACGCTCAAAGCTCAATGGTAATACTCTCTTCTTTCCTTGCTCTGGGTACGGCGGTGGCTCGTTATGGTACGACCGTGGCGGGCACGGGTACTACTGGTCGTCATCGCTCAACTCCGCGTCGAATGGTCGGTACTTGTACTTCAACAGTGGTGGGGTCCACCCTCAGTACAACGACAATCGGTTCCACGGCTTTGCTGGTCGGGCGGTTCAGTAACATCTTTCGCCCAACCAAACAGAACAAAACAAACCCTCATTCTGTAGGTCGTGCCTCCAGTCGCTCCCAAGCGACCCAAGGCACGTACCGAAAGAATGATAACAAGAAATAGATATATGAAGATTGAAGATATAATAAATCTTGAAAACAACAGGAAAACGAAAGAGCAGTATGGTGTGGTACACCTGCTGAAAGAAGGCACCTTCTATCATGCTTATGATTGGAGTGCATGGCTGATGACCATGTTCCCGATGAGCGATTCCGTTCCTACTCCGACAGTCAAGAAGCTGAAAGATGGGTACATGAATGTGTTTGTCGGCTTTCCTGTCAGTTCCCTAGGTAAGTATATTCCTGATGGTGATGAAGTTCAGTTCACGGCTATCACAGACACCCAGCTTGACGTTACCGTCAAGTTGACGGACGATGTGATGGAATCCGATTTCGACACCATCCGCAGTCAGGTGGACGATTGGAAAGCAGGACTTCCAATAAACAGGGGTAACAAGCAGCGTCGTGAAGAGCGTGAGGTGGCAGAGGCAGCACCCCGCATCACTCGTATATCAGATATTCTTGGCAGGGTACTGTCATTCCCTTTAGAGAATAAGTCACCTATGGAGGCGTATGAGTTTCTCCGTGAGCTCCGCCAACAGGTAGCTGCCATGTTTTAGTATAATCATTTATTATTTCAAAAGGATGGTTCAGAAAGATGTTCACAGGTCACTCGTCCTTCACCTTTCAGGAGGTGCGGGAAAAAGGCAAGATACCCGATGGTTTTGCCCGGTGCAATCCCTTTGTGTGGTAGTGAAAGGCAGTGACCGAATGGCCTTATTTCATTGCTCTGGAAACGGCAATGGCTCGTTATGGAACAACCGTGGCGGGAACGGGAACTACTGGTCGTCATCGCTCAACTCCGCAACGAATGGTCGGAACTTGAACTTCAACAGTGGTGGGGTCAACCCTCAGAACAACAACAATCGGTTCAACGGCTTTGCTGGTCGGGCGGTTCAGCACACAATTCTGGTCATCCTTTTACTTATCTTCTATGCAATTAATACGTCAGCAGCTGTTACGAGACCTGTATGTTGCCTACTATTGCGCCCGTCGTTGCAAGGTAGAACGCTCGTATGTCCGCAAGTGGGAAATGAATCTGAAGGAGAATATGGAGAGTCTGTGCGAAGATCTCTTCACCAGAAGCTACAAGCCCCAGCCCTCGAAATGCTTCATAGTGGAATATCCCAAGAAGAGGGAGATATTTGCAGCGATGTTCAGAGACCGTATCGTACATCACCTGTATTTCAACTATACCCATCAGCTATTCGAGAGAACATTCATACAGGACACCTACAGTTGCATCAAGGAACGTGGCACCCACTACGGCATAGGCAGAATAACGGACTTTTGCAGGAAGGAGAGTCAGAACTGGCAGCGAAAGTGCTATGTGATGCACCTGGACATCAGAGGCTATTTCATGCACATAGTAAGAGAGAGATTGCTGGAGATAGCTGTGGCGACACTCAGGAGGTTAGGTACACATCGTATCAACAAAGGCTCCATGAGAACGTGGAACGACGTGCTGGATATGGACTTCGTGATATGGCTGACAGAAATAATAGTCATGCTCGACCCAAAGGAGAATTGCATCATTGTAGGAGACCTGTCGAATTGGGATGGCTTAGACCCCGCCAAGAGCCTTTTGCATCTTGCGCCAGGGCTTGGGCTACCTATTGGCAATCTGACCAGTCAGCTTTTCAGCAACGTCTATCTCAACGTGTTCGACCAATTCATGAAGCGAAAGCTGAAATGCAAGTACTATGGCAGGTACGTGGACGATGCAGCCGTAGTCTCGTCAGACAAGAAATGGCTATTGTCATTGGTTCCAGAGATACGCAGCTTCCTCAGTACGGAATTAGGACTGGACTTGCACATGGGAAAACTGGAAATATCGGAGGTGCATCATGGAGTGGAGTTTCTTGGAACATACATCAAACCCTATCGTACCTATATCAGCAACCATGCCTTACAGCGTATCTTGAAGAAGATACAGGAGTTCGACTACCGGAAACCTTGGAAGGTGCTGAGAAGCGTCAATTCCTATCTTGGAATTTTCATGCACAGCTCATCCTACAACCTTTGCCGACGTATATTCATGACCAAGGAGATATTGCGTATAGGAATCTTCGATGAAGGAATGACTAAGATAACAGACAGATATAAATACTATAACATATTAAAAAGTAATGATTATGAACAAAGTTACAGGAAAGAAGAGCGACTTTTCGCCAGTTAGAGAAGATGGCAGTCGTATCGCAGTCTGCTATGGACTGACAAAGTTAGACAAAGACCATTACGAGTGGTACGAGATTTACTTCTACAAGAAGCAGTGTGCGCAACTCTCATTCGCAGACATCAAGAAAGCCATCCTTGCCGACATCAATGCCCATGTGAAAGAGAAGATAGTAAGCGGTTTCGTATGGAACGGCAATCCCGTGTGGCTGTCGGAGGAGAATCAGATGAACTTCTCGCAGGCAGTAGTGCCCGCCACCTTCAAAATCGGTGAGCAGGAGGACGGAACACCTATCTACCATACCTTTGAGACGGCAGAGGATATGAAAGCCTTCAACGATGCCTGTATCGTATGGAAACAGCAGTGTCTTGCAGCAGGCTATCAGGAGAAGGATGGTATTGATTGGAGTCAGTACGGACAGGAAGAGAATACCAACACTCAAAGTTAAAGGCTATGAAAAAGATTTGGAATTGGATAGTCAATATCCCGCAAGACAAGCTCTTGCATATTATGCTTATTTCTGTAACGGTTGCCGTTACCATCCTTCTTCTGAAGGCTTTTGGTTTTAGCAATATCGCTTCGTGCTGCTATGGGTGGGGAGTAGGCTTTGCGCTTGGTATTGGTAAAGAGATTTACGACGAGATCAAGAAAGGATCGTCAGAAGCTGCTGATTGGGCTGCTGATATAATAGCCAATACAGTCGTTTGTATTTACTCTTATATTCTTTTGATATTATGATAGAGCAGATTAAGAACATGGCGGTGGGGATAGTATTGGCTATCCTTGCCTATTTGGAGCCGATAGAGAGTGAATTACAGAGCCTGTTCCTGGTTTTCTTCCTCAACTTCCTGTTTGGCTACCTTTCGGATATGGTCAAGGGCGAAGATTTCTCGCTGAAAAAGGCTCTTGTATGTGTCGGTCACGCTGCAATCTTCTTCATCCTTTGCGCTGCCGTCTATGTTATAGGCAGGCTAAAAAGGCAGATGGGAGGTTCAGTGCAATGCGTATCGTTTATCACCTACCTTGTAATATACTTCTATGCACTTAATATCCTTCGCAACTGCAAGAAGATATTCAAAGATGAAACGGCACCTTGGCACGTTGTTAATACTCTCTACTTCATTCTCCGCTTCAAGTTTATCGAGAAGATACCCTATCTGAAGGATTATCTCGATACACAGAAAAAGGAAGCAGCAGAGCAGAGAACTATTCTTGATAAAGACGATAATTGACTATGCTAACTCAAGCACAATTAATGAGAGCCGTTTACGGCCTGAACAAAAGTAAGGCTGACGAGTTCGTAGCATCCTTCAATATGTATGCCGTCCATTTCGGACTTACCACCAAGCAGCGCATCGTTCATTACCTCGCCCAGGTGTTTACAGAAAGCGGTGCACTGACGGCTACCAGTGAGAACATGAACTATTCCGCACAGCGCCTGATGCAGGTATGGCCATCACGTTTCAAAACCCTTGCCTTCGCTCAGCGGTATGCACATAACCCTGAGAAACTTGCCAACTTCGTGTATGCTAATCGCATGGGGAATGGAGATGAAGCCTCTGGCGACGGATGGAAGTATCGGGGACGTGGGTATATAGGGCTGACAGGGCGACAGAATTATGCACTCTTCAATGATTTCGACCTATGTACGGAAGATGTAATTAAGCATCCTGATAAGGTAGCCGACTATCCGTTGAACCAACTCAGTGCCCTCTGGTTCTGGGAACGCTACGGACTTAATGCCATTGCCGACACCGACGATGGCGGTACCATGGGCGAGCAGGTAGTGGAGCGTATCACTAAGAAAGTCAATGGTGGGCTGATTGGCATCTCCCAGCGCAAGTGTTATTATCGTCGTTTTGCAAAGGAATTTGGCTTATGAGAAAATTTATATTTGCATTAATAATCTTCATGTTCGCCGTGTCGGTGTGCCTTAACATCGGTATGTACCGGCATCTCAAGACGGATATCGTAAAAAGCGACACCGTATATAAGGAAAAGGTAATAAAGGTGAAAGATACTGCACCTTCCGTGAAGGATGAAAAGACCGTCGGACATGCAACCTTTCCTGTTCATTCCAGTTCTTCAAACACTGGAAAGAATCATGTAAAAGAAACAGGAAAATCTAT